TGAAGTGGTTCGCTTCGCCTTGTCGGCCGCGTCCAGCGTGCGAGCGTCAAATACCTTGTCGGCATTTGGCAGACCGCCCTGGAGGCACAGAGCCGCCTCAATCACCTTGCCCGTGGGCACTTCTTCGACGACGTGAACGGCCGGGGCGCGGCTTTCACGGGTCGCTTGAACTTTCTGCATGTTGGCAACTTCCTGTTTCAGGGATTCGATTTCAGCTTTGAACGAGGACACGTCCACGCTGGCCTCCACCTTGGGATCCACGACGACAGCCGCCGTGGCTTCCACCTTGGTCTCAGTGACCTCGGCGGGCGTTTCGTTGGCGGAATCCGCCATGAGTAGCTCCTCTGCTTCTTCAGCAGCGATGCGGGCAGACGTTGCGTCATCTGCACCCAAGGTCACAAAAGAAACCTCCCGCAACTTGGAGGCTTTGACGACGCGGACTGGACCAACGAAGGTCTGTCCGTTGACGGTTGCAGATTCACCGGCTGGCACCTTCTGATGCCGCATCACGTCGGCTCCAACCGACGCCTGCCAGGCGAATCCCTTCTCAGCCAGAGCAGTCACCTGCTTGGCAAGGTCCGACTCGGCGAGAATCTCGCCCTCAACGTAGAGACGGCCGTTCTCGGCACGCACGCTCGTTGCTTGCCCGAGGATGGAAGCCATCGTGTAGTCATGGCCCATCACAATCGGAATCCGCTGGTTGTATTTCATTCCAGCCAAATCAATGACGATTGGCTCGGCGGACCAGCTTTGGCGTATGGCTGCGCCGGTGTACGCCTCAATGGAAAACTTGCGCGGGCCAGCAGGCATGCCATCGGCGGCAGCTGCGGAAACGAACTCAACCGGCATCTCTAGGTTCAGCTTGTTCATGCGTCTGCCGTGTCCTCTTGGGGGGCTTGCTGAAAATTGTTTTGCTGCGCTGGCTCAACAGTCAGGCCAAGCTCATTCATCAACGCCAGCTCTGCGGCACGTTGACGCAATTCGGCTTCCCAGTTCTTTCCCTGCTTGGCGTATTCGTGAGCCAGCGTCGTGGTGTGCGTCCGAAGCCGTGTCTCTGCTGCAGACGCTTCCTTGGACGGGTCAACGTGTTCCTTGCCGTCCCAGACCCAGACCCAATTCCACTCGCTGATGGGTGGCAGTCCGCCTGGCACAAGGCCGAGCGGAACGGCTTCGTCAAGCCATGCGCCGAACGTGCGGTCAAGCATTTGCCGCTCGAGCTCGTCACGCAGAACGCGCTGATTGGACGTGTAGATCTGGTGATCCATTCGCCCAGATGCGTAGTTGTAAGACGACGAATCTAGCGCGGCGATGTTGTATGGAATCTGCATACAGCGAGCGATCTCGTTGAGGATCTCCCGCTTGAACATTGCGTAGGTGCTGGTTGGCTGCTCGGCTTTCAGCTGCGAGACGTTCCAGCCCTCTGGCAGCGTGACCATCGTTCGCTTCTCAATCGGCATCTCTGCGAAAGCGTCAACGTCGTCCACCTCGGCGGCAGGCGAGTTGCTGTGCAGAAACGCCGCAAAGTCCGCCGCAGTCTCAGCCGCTGCAATGACGGCATCTGTGTACCGACGCAGCTGGCCAAAGAGTCGCAGCGACGGAGCGACTTCAGATACGCCGCGATGCTGCGCCGGTCGCTGCCGCGAGAACCAGTGAACAATCAACTCGGACGGAATCCGGTTGTAGTCAAAGTTGCTGATGCGGTAGTTGGAGCCCGGATGGTACTTGAGAACTTTGTAGGCAATGACGTTGCCGACATCGTCAAACTCAAGGCCGTCAACGATGGAGCCTTCCGGCGTCGTGTCAGGAATGTAGAGGCCGATTGGCGTGGCAATCATCTCGGCTTCAATCAGCCGGATGTCAAGCTGCACGCCATCCAATCGTGGATTGGTGATGAACATGGCAAATGACTCGCCGTCAATGAGTTTTGACTGGCGCATCGTCCGCAGTTTCTCAGCCAGATTGACGTGCCACGACCAGTCAAAAAACGCCCGCTCAATCTGTCGGTCAGCGTCCGCGTCGCCTGTGTTGAGTTGCAAGCGAGGCCCGGTGCCGACCAAGTCGGTTGCGAGCGTCTCGCAGATACCAGCGAGGTATGAGTTGTTATTCCGCTCGTATCGGGCACGGTTCCGCATGGTTCGGCGGACAACGGGCGTAAGAGCCCCATCCATCGAAAACCAGTCGGCGTTAGCCCAATGCCGCCGGTCGTCCTGGCTCTCGGCTGCGTCAAACCGTGCACGCACGACCTTAGACGACGTTGGCATCTGCCGCGTCGGCTCTGGTCGCCGGAATAGTTTTGGGAGCCAACCCATTAAAACGTGCCCGGTGGCAAGAGTTTGTTGAACCGAAGGCCGCGAGACTTGGACTCCACTGCGGCCTTGGCCGACAGGTACTTGTCCGCCTCAATGATTGAGGCGACGTCTTGCGCCTCGACCTCACCGGCATCGGTGCGAACCCGCTTGGGTCCGGCGGCTGTCTCAGCGAGATTGTTGCGCAGGTCGTCGCTCATGCGAGCAACGCTACGGGAGACAACGGCATTTCCAGACCGGGTATGCCGTCAGACTTCTGCCCAATCCTCGCCGCGTCGCTCAAAGAGAACGACTTCAGCGCAGCCCAACTTGCGGGCGATGTCTGCCGTGTATGGAGAGAACACGGCGACGACCTTTCCAGCGTTGATGACGCCAGTGGACAACAGGAACGCAGTCAACGCAGTAGCTTTTCCAGTGTTGCGGTAGCGATCCTCAACAAACTGCTCGAGCGTCTGCATGCCACGCCAGAAATGAGAACAGCACCAGCCGACCATTGAACCGTCACAATGCCAGACTGCTAAAGGCGTGCAGCTGCTTCCTTCGCCTTCAAGCACGGTGGCGACCTCAGTCTGAAAATCGCTGCCCGGCTTGGTGAGCCGCGACCGGATCGCCACCATGTCCCGAGGGTCTAGGCCGTCCACGGTGGTCAAGGTGATCTGATTCATTTCAGTCGCTTGAGTTGGATGACACGTTTCCCGCTTGGGCCGCTCGGGATTGTCACTTTCTTCCGTTGCCTGCCTCCCGCCTCTGTCGCCACGGGATGCACACCAGCGATTGACGCTGCCACTGCAGAGCCCACCAAGCAGTCCCACCAATGATTCTCTCGCCGGTTGTCCAGCTTCCATTCGTCCACGACTCGCCCGCGAGCCTCAGTGCGAACCGGGTACTCGCTGGTCAGATGCTCCACGAGCATGTCGTGGTCGCCAGCGTGGAGCGTGATAGCCTCGGGATCGCCGATCGCCAGCCGGAGCCGCGCCGCCGCAAACGTCTTCCAGAAGTTTGTTTCGTACACGCCGTAGCGTTGATTGGTCGCGGTCTGCCGCATCACCCAGTTGAGCCCGAGACGCTCGCCGCGCCCCTTCTTCTCGGTTAGGCTTCCGCCCGAGGCTCCGATACCTTTGCCGTGGCTCGGCAGCAGCATTGCTGCAAACGTGGACCGGCGGCAGAACGTCCGCACGACTTCCGTCGACTGTCCCCAGCCTGCATCAATGAGCACCTGACGCACTCGCATCGGAACGCCGTCCTCGCGGTTCCAATCCTTGCCGAGCAGGATCTGCGTGAGTGATTCAAGGCCAGCAGACAAAGCACCTTCAAACCCGGCACCCTTGGCGGCTAGTGCCAGCGTCTTCTTAGCGTTCTTGGCTTCAAAGAACGTAGAAGCTTGGTCCGGGTATGTGCCGTATGCCACGACGTGACCGCCAAACGATTCGCCCCACGAGCAGACGAGCCAGTACAGCAGCTTGTCTTGCACGTCGATGAATGCCGTCAGCGTCTGGTGTGCCAGCGGCACAGTGCCACGCGGCAGCGTCAGAGCTCGAGCGGACAGAGCCCGCTTGTCTAGCTTGTCACTGGCGATGTCGTCCGCGAGCGGCTGGTTCTGGTACTCGGCCATGAACGCAGACTCACCACGGTCAATCCGTAGGTTCCACGCATGTTGGATAGCAGTGAGCTCGTCGTCGTGCTTTCTTTCTGGCCACGCCACGCGAGACCCGGCATCCATCGCCTTCTTGTTCTTTTTGTAGAACTCGTCCCCAGCTGCGGTGCCCTGCCCGCTGCGTTGCCCTTCCCTGCGGATCTCCGCGTACTGGCCCCAGAGCTCGTCAGCAGTCGGCCACTCGTAGACGAGCTTGGTGCGTTCTCCTTGCCACGATGGATGCCGCATGCGGTCAAGTAGACGGTCAGCCAGGTCGTCAGGACGGATCACCGTGATGGTTGCCAGCCCGGCAATCTTCGCCCCCGGTCCAGCCAGCCCGAGGATGGCACCGGAGAGAATGCGTTCACGGGTTGCCACCTGCGACGGCGACGCCGATGACTCGTCAGTCTGTGGGTCATCGATGAGGCACAGATTCGGCCGGATGGTTTTGCCGTCCGGCCGGGTATGGCTCACGCCACGGATGCGGCCAGTGATGCCAGCGACACGCACAGCAGCACCAGCACACTTGGCACCGGCAATCCACGGCAACGTCACCTTGTCGGCCGTCCAGCCCATGTGCGTAGGCTCGCCCTCGCACGTTTGCCCACGCACGCGAGCGGTGATGCCTTCAAGTGCTCGCACCGGATAGCACGCAGCCGGAAAGTCCTCGGCGAGTACGTCGTTCTGCTCGAGGTGGCTCTTGAGCGTGTCGAGCATCTGGCAGGCGATAGCCTGGTCCGAGCCGATGAGCATGACGAATGAGCGATGCCCGTAGAGCATGGCCCACATGCACGCCCAGATTGACAGCGTGGACTTGCCCGAGCCGCGCGGCATCGCAAACGCGAAGAGCTCGCCACGCAGCACCGCAGCCTCAATCTTGCTGATGGCTGTCAGGTGGTCGGCAGACCAAGCGAGCGGAAACGACTCCGCACCGTACACCTCGCAGAACTGGCGGAAGTCTGACCGGCAGGCGTCGCGTCGCTTGGCGTCCTTGACCGGAGGAACGCTGCCGATGTCTCTGCCAGCCGCACCGACCTGACGCGACCGCTCCCCGGTGCGCCGCTTGATGTCGTCGTAGCGACGTTTGGCTGCGTCTTGGCGGTCTTTCTGGTCAGAGCGGACCAAGGCGGCCCCCCGTGGCTAAAAAACGTTACAAATATGGCAAGCTCGTGTGGGAGGCAATCGTCAAAAGTCGCCGGGAGAACCTATAAGATGGGGGGGTGGGGGGTGTTTCGGCGCGTAGCATTTTGCATCACTGCACCCTCACCGTAGTCCTTGCCTCATCGCCATAGCTCTTCTCGACGATCAACCGTCGCACGATCGTGTCGTCAAAGAGTTCCTTGAGTGCATCCAGCACGGCCTTGCCGATGTTGTCCACGTCTGGCCTCGGCAACGCTGGTGCTGTAGATTTCACGCCACGCTTCGTCAGGTGCGATTTAGGACGCTGGAACACGGCGTCAACAATCACCTCAATCGGCTCGGCTGTTGGCGTCAGGCCGCACGCTATAGCCTCACGCAGCACGGCGTCACGGTAGGCGTGCACGGGATGCTTTGACGGCACGTATGCTCGAGCGAATCCGCCTCGTGTGCTGACTCGCACCCGAGGCTGTGGAACAGGATCGCCCGCAACGCTGAACGTAATCGGCTTCATGCACCGAGCATCGCAGCAGCGTCAAGCGTTCCAGCTCGAGAAATGGATGATCTCAAAGTGCCGCATCACGGGGCGGATTTTGTTGCCTTCGTGGATCTCATCCGCTGCGTAAGCGTGAATCACCGCACCGTTGGCTAGGTAATAAACGGCGACGCCCACTTGGACGGGCCGTAAAGCGCCGTCCAGTGGGCCGCCTAAGAACTCGACTGTGATCCAGTCCTTGCTCATTCGTAGCGGATGACAGCGAACCAGCCACGCGGGCCGCGAGCCACGCCCTTTTCCACGATGCGGTAACGCCCGTAGTAGCAGCAGTTCCGCACAGCAGCGTCGGCAGACGACGACGAAAATCCGATTCCTTCACGCCGTCCGCCGTTGCGTCCGCAATGACGCAACACGCCAGTACGAGCCATCTGCTCGGCATCATCCTGAGCAGAAGAGATCGTCACGTTGCGGGCGTGAATCACGTACTCGTCCGCCTGGGCAACAACGCCGCAGAACGCCAACGCAAGAGCCAAAACAATCCGTTGCATACCTTTTGCTCCTTCAAAGCTATGGACGCTCCTGCGTCCGATGAAGTCACGGTATGCGATGCGTCAAGCGAGACGGGTCAACAGGTTGCGGAGCGTGTCGGCCCACTGCCATGCTCCACGTTCATGCTCGGTCGCAATCGCCCCTTCAATCGCATCCCGCTCCGCGTCGGTGAGCGTCACCGTTTCGCGGCCCGATACTGCACCGTTTCGCTCTCGCTCGCGGAGCATGGCGTCGGCCGCCCCGTAAGCGTGTCTCGCCCAATATTCCATGCTGAAGTCTTTGTCGCCGGGGCCAGCAAGCAGCCCCGTCATCGCTGCTGCGGCGAATTCGTCGCGGTCAGTCATTTGTCACCCTATCGTGTTGAACTTGTAGCCGTCCCAACTATATCGCGGAATCGACACCCGCTCTTCTTTTGGAGTCGCCGGACCAGGCCGACGTGCCCTGCATTCCGCTGCCCGCTCGGATATCTGCTCTGGCGTCGGGTCTGGCTCGTCAATCTCCCTGATGCCTTTTTGACGATTTGGAAGTTTGTGCCGCTGCTTCAACCTGCTGACATACGACATGGAACACCCGAGGGCGGCGGCGATCTCGCTGTACGAGTCGCCGCGCGCCCACAGCTGACGCAGCGTGTCAATACAATACTCAACGGGTTGCCCTTGCCGCATCTCAGTCCTTTGCCAACGGCATGATGACGCCCGTGTTGTCACCACAGCGCAGCACGACCGCAGACTGCTCGTCCACGGCCTCAATCTCGACGTTGGGCTCGGCGTCGCCAGAGATGCCGCGAAGCCACTCGGAGACGAAAGCCGGGTCAAGCTTGACGCTGCACTTCTTCCCGGCTTCCACCACCTCGCAGGTGATGCTGCTCTCGCCCTTCTCGCCGCTCTGGCCGTGCAGCCAGATGCCGTCAGCGAAGGCATACTCAACGCCTCGGCTGTCCTCGCTGGTGCAGATCGCAGCCGCTCGAGTAGCCGAAAGCAGGTCGGCCCGGCTCACCACCGTAGCCTTGGTCTCTCGCTTGGGCAGAACGTCACGCCACCGGGGAAACCGTCCCTCAACGAGCAGAGCCGTCACGCGATCCGTGCCGATCGTCGCCACAAGCTCCTTGCCGGTTGCCTCCAATTGCACGCCAGCGTCGCCAGCGTGATCCGCGAGCCGGGCGATGATTTCCATGGCCCGTGCTGGCACAAGCGTCTGCGAGTCGTCCACGGCCTGGTCGTGCTCGCAGGTGACAGATGCAAGCCGCCTGCCGTCAGTTGCCACAAGCGTTACAACGTCGCCTGCCACCTCAATGAGCACAGCACCGAGAGCGTACCGGCTGCTCTCGTTGTCGGTCGCAAACACGACGCCACGGACGGCCCGCACAAACTGGTCGGCTGGCATCCGCGTGATCGGCTTCGCCGCCACGGGCTCCCACGTCGGATACTCCGCAGCATCCTCGGTCGGAAGCGTCCACGTACCACGTCCAGCCGAGATGACGCACGACGTGCCGTCAGGCGTCAGCGTGATCTCGTCAGCCGTCACAGAGCCGAGTATGGCTTGCAGCCGGTCGCGTGGCAGCAGCACCGTCAGAGACGGGTCAGCCTCCACCTCAACGTCAATTCGGATCTCAAGGTCACTCCCAGAGAGAACTCCTTCCGATAGGAGCACGTTCTGCAGGATTGGCCGTGGGCTTTTGCCCGGTACGGCACTCGCCACCGCTGCCAGAGCTTCCTTCAACGCAGGTGCTGACAGGCGTATGCCACCAGTCTTTGTCTTTCGTTCCTTCGTTGCTGTCATCTTTCGCATCCTTTCGATTGATAGAACGTCCCACTAGCACGCCGAGGGAAAACATTCCCGCAGCGATGATTTGTCCAACGGCGAGCATGGCGATGTTTTCTGTGGTCACAGCCCTGCCTCCGTGCGTTCAATGACGTGGGCCAGCTTGCAGCAGCGGTCAAGCGTGTGCTCAAGCACCTTGGCTCCAAGCTCGAGCAGCTGCCGCGTATCGTCGTCAACGTCGTCGTCCCA